GAATATTTCTTGAAGCCAACCCAATACTAATTTTTTATCCATATTACCGCCCTGCTCGTGGTGTATAGGGTAATAGCCAGACCAGCCCTCTACGGCCACCGCAATGCCAGCAATATGCCCTTTTCCAATGACATTACCTGATCCTAACTCTTTTAATTGAGGATCATTTGTTTCTAAATCTACTGCTATTTCTTTTGCCCCACGAAGATCTTTTAATTCTTCTGGCATAACCCATTCAGTTTCAGGTGTAAATAAAGGTATTTGAGTACTTCTCATTTAATTATATATTTTTTCATTTGATGAATAATTAACAAAGTTGTTAGTGTTAACTATGTTTAATGCAGATACATCTACACTAAAATTATTTGCTACGGGTTTTGGTTTTTTCATTTTTTCTCCTTTTGTAACATTTTTTGCACACATAAGCACAATCATAGGCCATATTTCTAATTTTGCAAATTACGCATTTTATTTTTTCCATTTTTTGTAACCATCAATCCAAGATTGTTTTGGTTGATCTAAATAATCTCTCTCAATAATCATATCAATATAATGTTTTGCTTTCTCCAAATCTTCTTTTCCACCTTTTCTAGAATGTCTACAAATATATTTAATAGCATTCCCCTCCGCAAAAAGCAACCTATTACCATTTATAAATTCACTTGGTTGATAGGTTAGATCTTTGTAGTGAGATCCTCCTATTTGTTTAGATAAAGCAGAAAATTCTTTTGCACTAGTTTGATTCATTATAATTTCCTTTTCTATTAATTTTTTATATATTTTGTTGTATAATTTTTTCATTTTCTTTTTTTTCCTTCTCTTATTTTTCCATTTTTATCTACATAAATCATATTTATAATTTTTGTAAATTTTTTATTACGTCTTGTTCTAGCAATTCGACATCCTTTCTTTGGTCCACTTAATCTAAAATTTTCAGATTTAACTTCCCAACATTGTGTTTTTCCTGTGATTGGATCAAAAGTAATCATGTCTACTGTTCCAGTATCTTGACAAGAATCAAACACATCTAATCCTTTTTCTATAAAATAACATATAGCTCTTTTTTCTGACAAAGTTCCTACTCTATTTTTATTCATATTATATAAGCTCGATCAAAGTTTTTTGGATCTACAATATGCAATTCACGCTTCGCTCTCGTCGCTCCAGTATAAAATAACCTATGTAATTCATCGGGATCATTACTAAACGTTTCCAAAGCAGCACTTGTTAAATCTTGCATAAGCAAAACTTTATCAGCTTCTCCTCCTTTTGCTCCGTGTATTGTTGACATTATTATTCTAGGGTTTTTATTTATCTGCTCACCGTTGGCACGCATATTACGAATATAATTTTCAGTAATGGTATCTAAACCATCAAACGATTCGTACCATACTTTATCAGTGAGAAGTCCATATTTTTCCATACATTCTTTTAATGTATATTTATCTTCGGAATGCAATACTTTACCTGTTCTAAATCCAGGTAATACATTTGCTCCAAGATATTCATAAATATTTTTAATTTCTAAAAATCCTAACAAACAACCCTTACGCCAATTTTCCCAATTATTTAAAGCCATTAAAAGTTTTAATGGTACAGAGTTTTTACCTTTATGTTGATAATACCAACCTTGTAACTCACATAAATTTTTTACATCATCTAAAAAATGATTTGCAGAAGATAATACCAACCAGTTCCCTTCTGATAAATCAACTTGTGTTATATCTGAATAACGACGTAGTATTCCTTGCTCTAATCTAGGTTGATAATCTTTACTAAATCTGTTTTGTACTTTATTTATTATATGCTGTGATAGTTCATGTATGGGTCCTCCAGGAATTCTATAAGATTGTTTTAACGTTTGAACATCATCAACTTCTTCTTTTAATGCAATAAAATGATCTACATCAGCTCCTGCCCATTTAAAAATAGCTTGATCATCATCGCCTGCTATGTAAGTTTTTTTAGCTTTAGACCATAGAGATCTAACCATTTCCCATTGTATTAAAGATAAATCTTGTGCTTCGTCTATGAATAAAACTTCAAAAGATGGTTTGTTTTCTTGCTTAATAAAGTCTTCCAGTAGATCTGTAAAATCCTTTAGACCTTTTTCTTTTTTATATCTTTTTAATTCTTCGGATAATAAATAAAGAGTATCTCTTTCAATATCTAATATATTTTGTCTAGAATCATAATACTCTAATAAATCCATACGCTTAACTCTTGCAGTATTCATTATGGTTAAGTATTCATTATCAGAATTAAACGTACCATCATCTTCAGAATATTTAGCTGTTTTAATTGGAATACCTATTAGTTTACCAAATTCTCTGTAGTTTTCTCCTGTCATCATTTTTTCTTTTGTCATTCCTAAACGACTAAAAGCAAATGAATGCAATGTTCTAAAATTTTCTAAATCAGAATCAATATCTAAATTAAATTTTTCAGCAGCTCTTGTTGCTGCTTCTCTCGCAGCTTTTTTTGTAAAAGAAAAATATCCTATTTGTTTTGGTCTAACACCTTTTTTAATAAACTGATCTACTAAATCTAATAAAGTTGTAGTCTTACCTGTTCCTGGTGGTCCTAATATTATAGTTTTCATTAATAAACTTCCTTATTAAATTCTACTTGCGATACTGTTGTGTCAATTTTTTTCATTGTTTTAATTTTTATAAGTCTAGGATATTGTTTTTTAATTTGTATTCTTATCTCTTCAACAAATATTCCCTCTAATCTTTTTAATAAATTTCCAGTTTTAGTTTTATCTTGTTCCCAATTATTTTTTTTACAAAATGCAAAAAAATCATCCATTCTAAAATAAGTAAATTCTTTATTTTCATCTGTGTATGGTAACTTATTAAAGATATCGTCCATTGTTCTTGCCGATTGTCTATTGGTTGTCCAGTCTTGTAGTAAACCGGTAATTTGATTTATAGGATCTAAAGACTCTAATGGGTCTACTTCTTGTAGATTATTCATCATTGGTTTTAAAAAATATTGTTTCCAATCTTTTGGTTTGTGTACTGGAACTATTAAATTGGCTTGATCTAAACACGCTAACGCAAATAAAGGAGGACTATATAATTGTTCTGATTTTAATTCGATCCGCGTTTCACCTACATCTAAAAACCATTGAGGTGGAGTTGAATTATACTTGGTAAGATTACCGAGAGTAGGCATTTCCTCTTCACCATAACCTACTCCAAATTTTTTCATTCTACATAAACCTGATTGACATACTGAATTTATTGGAACATCTTTACATTTATATTTATCATAACCTTTTTTATTTATTTGTTTAATTACTGTATTTTGTATTTCAGAAGATGAAAGAGGTGGATTCATATATTTAGTATTTGCTTCATCTACTAACTTCTCCCAATTATCAGGATTAGATTTTTTATAAAATACAGCAATACTAAATAAAGCATTGTTACGACCACCTTCACCAAAACCCGTTACTGCTAATTTGTTAAGGCAAGGTGGTCCATCCACGAACGCTTCTTCTATTTTTTGTTCTTCGATTTTAATTTCTTTGATTTGTTCTTCCGTGCAAGAGTAAATATCATAGAGCTTATAAAATTCCTCAAGTGAACAACCGGAGCCATTATCGTTGATAGCATATCTTAATCCTTTCATTTCATTGTAGTAGGGAAGATTTAAAAAATTACCTGTATCCCCACGATCTACAAGTATTTCTGTTTGTTTAGGAAATATTTCAGAACCCTCATATCCTAAAACTTTTGCAATTTTCTTAAGTCTGCTCTGCATTAAAGATGCAGAGATAAATTCTTTTGTAAATAAAAATACGTGTGCGCCGCCTGATTTACTACGACAAACTATTAAAGGAAATTTAAACCTACGAATATTTTTAAGGAGGCCAATGTGATCAAAATTATACTCATCAATATCAATACAGCCCCACTTACAATTGTTGTTTTCATTAATAGGGATAATCCCCAAAGCAGGACCTTCACCCTTAATATGATTTTCCCAAAGATCATCACTAACATTTTTTCTAACAATGAATGCCTTACCTTTTTGTTTACCATTTTCTGATCTTTCACCTTTCTGATATTGACCATATGCTATTTTAAGTCCTTCAAATATTTCTTTAAATTTATTCATCTATTATTCTTCCTTCTATTTTTTGTAAAGGGGAATTTTCATTCCCCTTTATTCTTAACAAATTAGTATGGAGTTTTAACGTCCGATACTTCTTCCACATCTGCTTTTGTTTGCACATTTCCTCTAGACACATTTCCTGAAAAATCTTTTGCACTTAAGTACAAAGTTTTATCAGTTTGTCCCATTATTCTGTCCATGTTTACAGACCAACCGTACCAAGAACCTTTATCATTCTTTTGTAATACGGATGTTAAAGTGTAAACAACCCCGTGCATAGGCGGTACAGCATATCCTCCCTTACCATTATCTATTTGAATGGACTTCATCATTGAATTCCATTTTTTACTCACATTTAACTGTGTTGATTTCATGGTAATTAAAGCTGGAGTATATCCACCTTGTTTTGTTTCTACCATTACATAGTAAGAAGCAGTTTCTTCTAAATAGTTACCATTAGGTAATCTAATTTTAGAACCATCTCTTTTACCAGTCTGTATCACTGGACTATTTGGTAGATGTACAGCCACAGGAGCACCTGGGCCATCTCCTCTATCCGACCATTCTGGATAGTCTTTTTTGTAGTAGCAAGGAATAACCTTGATACCTTTTTTACCATCGTATAACTCGCTGGTAACTGTATTGTAGATCATACCTGGTTTAGCACCCTCTACATACTTTGAATCACCTTCTGTTACTTGAGGTGATAGTTGTCCCAAGATTCTGATAAACGGTAACGCCATATCTTCTTGCGTCATGTTTTCAAAACCTTTTTGTAGATCGTCACCAAATAAGGCAACAGATCCGTTTTGTTTAGCTTTTATTTCATTAGCCATCATTCATTCTCCATTATTTATTTTTCCGGCTTATTTTTGTTTTATCTTTAATCCAAAGACTAAAGAGGTCTGAAGGCATGTCAAGGCCGGCCTTGACACGCTCTTCATATAGGGCTGTTAATGTGTTCCAAGCCACATCAGATTTCTGTTGTGGATTAAAACCATTTTCAACCGCAAGGTCAATCAATTGATTGGCCTTGTTATCTTCTCCCTTACCAAAAGTTACGATAACATTGTTTTTAATAATATCACCTAACTTTTCAGTTCGAAGCCATTCATAGCATTGTTCTCTTCTTAAATCGTCTTTTGGAAGAGTACATCTATATTCTTTTTTTACAGAAACTTTTGAACCATCAGCTAATTTTATTTCTGACAATCCCTGTTCCGCTAATAATTCTGGAATTACTCTAGAACTAATATCATCTGCTTCAGCTTTTTTAGCTTTTAATTTTTCTTCTAGAGCTTCAATTTCATCTTCTTTTTCTTTTAATAACACACATTGTTTTGCAATGTCTGATATTTCTACATTATCTAAAAGATCTTTTGAATCTTCTAACATCATATTTTTTACATCACTCATATTTATCCTTTCTGATAGAGATCGAAATTTATTGGATAGTATTTAGTCTCTCGTCGATCCCATTTCAAGAGATTAAATTTACCATTTGTTTTATCACAAACAATGGCACAAGAAATACCTATAATTGCTGGATCTCCTGTTAATAATACATAATCTTTTTCTTTAAAGTCTCTTAAATTTTTTTGCATTTTAAAAACAAATGGAGCAGAACTAAAAATAATTTGTGAGTCTGGACCATAGTTTGGCAAACAAATAACTAAATAACCATAATCTGATGCACCCAATATATTTATATTTGCAGGTGGATGTTGTAATACATAAACAAAACTTTCGTCAGGATTGTTTTTATTAAACTCTAAAAACTCCATAAGAGATTTTGGTTTATATAATTCAAAAATTTTATTTTTCATTCTTTTATTCTATTATTCTCTTGACACCTATATATAGATTATTATATGAATGTCAATAGAAAGAAAAAATAATATGAAATATAAATTTAAAACTAAACCATACGAACATCAAATAACTGCGTTAGAAAAATCGTGGGATAAAAAAGAATACGCATATTTTATGGAAATGGGTACCGGTAAATCAAAAGTACTCGTTGATAATATAGCAATGCTTTATGACAAAGGTAAGATAAATGGTGCCTTAATTATAGCACCTAAAGGTGTATATAATAATTGGTACGTTCAAGAAATTCCAAACCATTTAGTTGGGCATATTAAACCCAAAATGGTTCTTTGGACTTCTTCAGCATCTAAAGCAAAAGAAAAATATGAGTATACAAAATTATTTAAACCTGATTTTGATCTTCATATTTTAATAATGAATGTTGAAGCATTAAGTACAAAAAAAGGTGTTGAGTTTGCTTTTAAATTTTTAAATTGTCATAAAACAATTATGGCTGTAGATGAATCTACAACCATTAAAAATCCAACAGCTAAAAGAACTAAAAGTATATTAATGCTTGGTAAAAAAGCATTATATAGAAGAATACTTACAGGTTCTCCTGTAACTAAATCTCCTCTTGATTTATACAGTCAATGTGGATTCTTAAACGAAGATCTATTGGGTCATGCTTCTTACTATTCTTTTAGAAATAGATATGCCGATATGGTTGATAGAAACTTTGGTGGTCGTAGAGTACAGATTGTAAAATCATATCAAAGATTAGATGAACTAGAAGTTATACTAAAAAATTTTTCTTATAGAGTACAAAAAAGTGATTGTTTAGATCTTCCAGAAAAAATTTTTATATCAAGAGTTGTTGAATTAACTCCTGAACAAAAAGAAGCGTATGCAACTATGAAGTCTTCTGCTTTAGCCTTACTAAAAGGTAAAATGGCAACTGCACCTCACGTACTCACACAAATGATGAGATTACATCAAATTACTTGTGGTCATTTAAAATCAGACGATGGTACTATTACTAACTTTAAACATAATCGTATAGAAGAATTACTTGATGTTATTTATGAAATGGAAGGTAAAGTAATTATATGGGCAAACTATGTTCACGATATTAAACAAATTACCGAAGCTTTAAAAAAAGAATATGGTGATAATTCTGTTGTACAGTATTATGGAGAAGTATCTCAAGAAGATAGAGAAACAGCAATTAAAGAATTTCAAAATCCGCTGTCGCCTGTTAAATATTTTGTAGGTAATACTCAAACTGGTGGTTATGGTATTACACTAACAGCCGCAAACAATGTAATTTATTATTCTAATAGTTATGATTTAGAAAAAAGATTACAATCGGAAGACAGAGCACATAGAATAGGTCAACATAAACCAGTAACTTATGTTGATTTAATTGCAGAAAAAACAATTGATGAAAAAATAATAAAAGCTTTACGTAAAAAAATTAACATAGCGTCTGAAGTTTTAGGAGAAGAATTAAAAAAATGGATATAAAAATAATAACAGTATTGTTTTTATTGTCTACAGGAGAACTTGATTATAAAGAATATAAAATAAAAGAATCTTGTGAAGATTGGTATATGAACAAATTAGTTCATCTAGATA